TGGATATACTAAAGCTCAACATGATATAAGAGGGGGAGTGTAATGGATAAAGCATATATAGTACGTTATAAAAATAGGTATTTAGGGAGTACCTATAATAAAAGTTTAATAGACTGCGTAAAGACAGCAAAAGAAGAAATAGAAAAAAGTAAAAGTAGTGAGTATCCACTAGATTTAAATTTTTTAACAATAGAGAAAACAGTTATAACAGATGTTGGTAGTTTAAAAACAGCGATAGAAGTTTTGGATGAAAACTTTGTTAGTGAACTTAGATTAAAAGGAGGTAAGTAATGAAAAAAAATATTATAGAATCTTTAATTGAAGTTTCAATCATAACTGCATTTGTAGTTACGTTTATAATTGGAGTTAGTATGATTATTGTTGTTATGAATTCTTGCAAATTAGGAGTCTAAAATGGTATTAAACATAAATAAGAATTTAAGAAATCTTGAATCATATTCTAAGATGAACCAATTTGATGCAGTTGGTATTGCAGAGGGTTGGATAGAACCTGAATCTCAGCAAGAGACTTTGGTTGCTTGGCAGATACTTGTAGATACTGAATTAGTTTGGACTTTGCAAGGGATGTTTGGCAGAGCTGCACATGATTTATTAGAGCTTGGATTAATAGATAAAGCAAATAAAAGAGCATACACTAAATCTCGTTATGAGAAGAATGAGTCTGATTAAATTATAATATAAACAGTCACTTGAGGATTCTACCTTACCTCGGTATAGGACTCCGCAAGTCTCTCCTCTTGTGGCTGTAAATTTTAAAAGGAAACTATGAATAATATTTTACAAGGGAGTGTACTAGATAAATTAAAAGACATTGAAGCAAACTCTGTTCAATGTGTTGTAACAAGTCCACCTTATTGGGGGTTGCGAGATTATGGAACTGCTGAATGGGTAGGTGGGGTTTCTAATTGTAGTCATAAAAGAGACTCTAAGAAATCTGATAAAACAATTACAGGTCATAAAAACTTTGATGAAATGGGTGGGGTTAGTGATGCTATATATAAAAGTAAGTGTAAAAGATGCGGTGCAATTAGAAAAGACTCTCAACTGGGATTAGAAGAAACACCTGAAGAGTATGTAGAAAATATGGTGAAAGTATTTAGAGGAGTTAAGAAAGTATTAAAAGATGATGGTACATTATGGTTAAATCTTGGCGATAGTTATGCTAGTTCTGGCGAAGTAGGTAGAAAAGATGCTCACAAATATGGAGGTATTTCTAAAGTCGAGCATTTACATTCAGGAGGAGTTAAAGGATTAAAACCTAAAAATTTAATTGGTATTCCTTGGAGAGTGGCATTTGCATTACAACAAGATGGTTGGTATTTACGACAGGACATAATATGGCACAAACCTAATCCTATGCCTGAATCTGTCAAAGATAGATGCACAAAAGCACATGAGTATATATTTTTATTAAGTAAGTCACCTAAATACTATTATGATTCAGATGCAATAAGAGACAAACCTCATTATGGTGAAGAAGTAGGAGCAAATAAAAGGTCAGTCTGGTCTATTAATGTTAAGCCATATAAAGATGCACATTTTGCTGTATTTCCTGAGAAATTACCTGAGCTATGTATCAAGGCAGGAAGTAAAAAAGGTGATATAATTTTAGACCCATTTTTTGGTAGTGGGACAACTGGATATGTGGCTCAAAAATTGGATAGAAAATGGTTAGGGATTGAATTGAATCCAGAGTACATCAAAATATCTGAAAATAGATTTAACCAATATGAATTATTTAACATATAAAGAGAGAGTAAAATGACCGTACAACCAGTTAAAGATATACGAAAAATAGCTATGATGATTAATGTTTTAGAAAAGAAAGGTAATAAACGTGACCCATTGCTTTTAAAATTTGGACTTAATACTGGTTTAAGGATTTGCGACATCTTACGAATGAAAGTTAAATATTTATTTAATACCGATGGAACCTTAAAAGAGTATTTAGATTTGTTTGAAAGCAAAACTATTAAAAATAGGAATAGAAGATTAAAGCAAATTAAGCTAAATAGTGTTATTAGACCAGAGCTAGAATCTTATGTCCAATTTTATGAACTTGAGCCAGAGGATTGGATATTCTTTTCATTAAAAAATCCAGCAAATGCTTTGGATAGGGTTAGAGCTTATTCATTACTTCGTGAGGCAGCTTTAAAATCTGGAGTTACTAAATTTGGTACACATTCAATGAGAAAAACATTAGCATATAATATTTATAATAAAACTAAAGACCTCGCATTAGTTATGAGGCTGTTAAACCACTCCGACCCAGACCACACACTAAGGTATATTGGTATTGTACAGCACGATTTAGATGAGGCTTATGAAGAGTTTTCAATTGATGCGGAAACTAAGTAAGTTTAGACATGGATAAATTAAAAGCAGATAAAATAAAACAAAAAATAAACTATTCTAAAAATGAAAGTGAAATCAAATTTGTAAAAGAACAAGGCAAGTCTATTGGTTTAGCTGTTGAAAATATGAAACCATTAGAATTAGATGAGCCAGTTTTTGATGGAGAACCTCTACTTGCTAAGAAAAATGGAAAGTATAGAATTGATGAGCAACATTTTGCTTTAATGTTTTTAGAAGCTTTCCAAAATGAAGATAAAATTACTGGTGATTTAGCACCTTTATATTCGAGGGTTGAACAGATGGTAGGTATACCAGCAAGTACATTAAGGGGTTGGTGGCTTAAACGTGAGGAGATAATGGCACAAAGAGCAACCACACTACACCAAGGATTAAATTATATTAGTACAGCGATGATGGTAGAGATGATGAGGATGACCCAAGCTATGGCTAATATAGATTACAAAGAGATGGTAAGTAATAAACCTCAAGATATGCATAATTTTATAAGCCTGTTTAATACTTTGATTAATAAATTTAGATTAATGAACAATCAATCCACTAGCAATGTAGCTCATGCACATGAAGTTGAGCTTGTTATACCAGATTAAACTTGCGCCTAGTCGTAAACTATAGTAATTTAAGCATAACAGAACATGGAGATATAATGACATATAGAAAAGCACCAAAAGATTACGATGAGTGGCTATTAGACCGAAAAGATAATCCTAGCATCGGAGCATCTCAATCAGCAGCAGTTCTAGGTCTACATCCTTGGATGACAGCAGTTGATTTATGGTCAGAGTTAACAAATGGATTCCAGCCTAAAGATGATAATCTTGCAATGTATTTAGGTAGAGAAATGGAGCCTATATTAAGAGATTTATTTTATAAAGAAACTGGTATGAAGGTTAAGCAAGATAATAAAATACGAATTGATTCAGAGTATAAATATATAACTACAAACCTAGATGGAATGGTTGTGGGTGAAAAAATACCAGTTGAGTTTAAGACAACAGCAAAAAAATGGGATGGCGAGATACCAGACCATTATTTTGTGCAATTACAGCATCAAATGATGGTAACAAACAGCCCATCTATTTACTTTGCAAGTTTGTCTATGGGTTTTGATAAGCAACTAATTATTGAAAAATACAATCGAGATAACAAGTTTATTAAGAAACTAAGAACAGCCTTAGTTGATTTTTGGAAAATAAATGTAGAAGGTAATGTAGCACCTGAATGTCAGAACATTGAGGATGCAAATAAAGTATTTAATCAAATCTCTGAGGAGGATGTATTAGAAGCTGATGAAAATATTCATGGAATAGTTCATAACCTTAGAAACCATTACGAACAAAAAAATGAGGCTGATAGAGAGATTAAACATCTAAAGCTAAAGTTAATGACAGCCTTAGAGGATAAGCAGATATTAATGCATAATGGTAGCCAGATTGTTACATGGAGGTCGACAAAAGATAGGGTTGTGTTTGATAAAAATACATTTCAAAAAGAAAATCAAGATTTATACAATCAATATTTAGTCACTAAGAAAGGTAGTAGAAGATTTGTACTTAAAAAGGAGTTATAATGTCTGAAATAAAAAACGCAAAAAACAGGTCTGTCGCATTGACACCTAAACAATCGGGTCTTAAAGAAACTATTAAAAGCCAAGAGTTTTATGTCCAAATATCCAATGCACTACCTCAAGGCAATCTATCAACTAAGAGATACCAATCTGCTTGTTTAACGGCTTTAGCTGTTCAACCTAAATTGTTACAATGCAACCCATCTTCTGTTATAAAAGCGATGATGGAATCTGCTAGGTATGGATTAGAGCCAAACAGTCCTTTGAGCGAAGCAGCTCTCGTTCCATATGGTCAAGATTGTAAATTTTTAATTGAATACCGAGGTATGATGAAGTTAGCTTGGAATACTGGATTAATTAAATCATTGGATTATGATAAGGTTTGCCAAGATGATGAGTTTGAATACTCAAAAGGTAGTAAAGGTTTATCTTTTCACCATAGACCAAGTCTTTCATCTAGTCGTGGTGAAGGTAACATATATTATGCTTATGCAGAATTAAAACATGGAGGAACAGCTTTTCAAGTTATGACAAGAGAAGATATAGTGTCACACGCTAAACAATTTAGCCGAGGATACTCTTCTAAAAGCAGCCCTTGGCAAACAGATTTTGATGCAATGGCTTATAAAACTGTTATAAGGCAACTTTGTGACAAGAAACTTCCTAAGTCTACAACTGAGCAAAGTGTTTTAATGAGAGAAGCAGCTCATATAGATGATTTTGTAGAGGAACCAAGGCATTCGTTAATGCAAGAAAAAGAAATTGAGATTGGGAAAGTTAATGCATCTACGCAAGAGTCAACTAGGACTCCAATGCCTAAATTTAATGATGAAGATGACCCTGCAATTTTATTTCCAGAAACAAGAGAAGCATAACACCTTATGTTACGCAACCACAACTACACATCGTCTAGCGTGACAATATATAATGGTGTTCTGAGGGTGGGCGACTCCATGCGCCTGCCCTCTATTAAAAGGGTTCTATGAAAGTTAAAAAAGAAATGGTTGAGTATTGGGTAGGTGATAAATATGATGATGCTATTAAGGTTATTTTAGAAATTGCAAATAGTCATAAAGATAAATTACCTTGGAAACCCGATATGCTTTACAACGATATTAAACAAAGTTGGTTACAAAAAAGGAGCAAGAAATATGGAAGAAACAGTTTATATAAATAAATGTAGCATTAAAGAAAAAATGTTTGATAATGGGTCAAGTGTTTTAAACATGGCTATCCATTTAGATGAGTTTGAAATGCATCAAAATGCCGATGGTTGGGTTAATATAAGTATTTGTAAACGTAAAGAGCCTAGTGATAAAGGACATACTCATTATGCTAAATTAAATAGTTATACTCCTAAAATAGAATCTAACCAACCAGAATCTAACCAACCAGAGGATAGCCCTAAAATAGACAATGATGATTTACCATTTTAGTAAATTTTGTTTATAAAAAATAACAATAGAAAAATCTCGCAATCCAGCGATTATTATATGTCTTTAAGGGATAGTATAAAATATTATAGTAATTTGCTTGATAAAAATAAAATTAGTATTAATGGAGCTGCACATCATAGACTAATGGTATTACAGAAAAAGCAATTTAAAATCGATAGAGAGAGGTATAGATGAGTCAATTAAAACAAGTAAAACATTTTTTAGAAGGTGGGAACAAGTTAACGCCCCTTGAAGCTTTGGATAAATTTGGATGCATGAGGTTGGCTGCTATTGTCCACACATTAAAAAATGATGGATTAGAGGTAAAAACAACAATGATAACTCATAATAAAAAAACTTTTGCTCAATACGAAATTGAAAAATCAGTTGAGCCAAACAATCAAGTTAAGATATTTGTATAAAATGAATATTAAAAGTGAAAAAAGAACTCGCAGATTTCCATCGACTCACACTAGGAAAGGATATATAATTGAATCTTACAGATTATTAATAAAAGAAGGTAGGATAAAAGAGGGTAGCTACGCAATGAATAGATGGAATTATTTAAAATTAAATAACTTTAAATTGAATAGTTGACCTTATGCAATTTTTTACAATAAAAGTCAAAGGAAAGCCAAAACCTCAACAGAGGCATAGGCATACAAAAGCTGGGTTTACTTACGACCCATCAAGCCAATACAAGAAAGACTTTATTGCTCAAGCTATGGCTCAAGCTCCTAAACTACCCTTAAAAGGGATTATATCATTAAGAGCAATATTCAAGATGCCTTATGTCAAAAAACATTATAGAACTGGAAAGTTTGCAGGGCAACTAAAGCCAAACCCACCTATTGAATATATTATTAAACCTGATATAGATAATCTAATTAAATTTGTATTAGATGCTGGTAATAAAATTTTATGGCATGACGATTCTCAAGTATATAAAGTTGAAATGGAAAAAATATATTGTGAAGAACCTTGTACTTTATTGGAGATAATGGAAGAATGAGTAACTTTTTCAAATTACATAATCCGATTGTAAAAACAGATAGCTTTGAAATAGAAAACCCTAAAATTATTGAAAAAATTAATAATGATATGACGAATGGTAATTCTTTTCATTATATATTTTTTGGTTCAACTGGTGTTGGTAAAACGTATTTAGGCACACATATTTCTATAAAATGTAAAGAGCAATGGGAGATATTAAGTTGCATAAAACATTACAAGGAGCATATATCTATTATAAGTTCTAGTTATACTGATAAAATGGAAGCAGACAGAAAAAATGATAATAAATTTAGTTCTAATTGTTTAATGATTGATGATTTAGGAGATGAAAAACCAATTACTCCAGCTTCCCATGATTATTTTAGCGGTTTATTAGAAAAAAGATATTTATATATAAAAAGAAATAATATTAGTAGAACTATTATTACAACAAATTTAAAATCTGAAGAAATAGTAGCTATGTATGGC